CCCTTTTCCCCACGCGGCCCCGGACCGCAGGGCGATCGCGGCGTACAGGGCGAACAAGGGGCTCCGGGGCCGCGTGGGGAAAAGGGAGAGCCGGGGGAACGGGGTGAACCCGGCCCGCAGGGTCTCCAAGGTCCGGCAGGGCGCGCCGGCCCACAGGGGGAACGGGGTGAACCCGGCCCGATGGGTCCACAGGGCGAGAAGGGGGCCGACGGTGCGCTTCCCGAGGTGCTGCCGTGGTCCAAGGACGACCGCACGCTGTGGCTGCGTGGGGCGTGCGTAACGCACCGTGGAGGCATGTGGCAAGCCAAGTGCCCGACCGCCGCCGAACCCGGCGACGCCGCGAACGAGTGGCGCTGCCTCGCGGTAGGCGTGTCCAACATCTTCTTCGAGCAAAGCACGGAGAACCCACGCAAGGCGGTCCTGACGATCACGCTGTCCAACCTTGACGTCATTGAACGCAGTGTGGCGCTGCAGATCCCGCTGCACAAAGGAAAGTGGGAAGCCGACGACGACTACGAGGTCAACGACGAGGTGGCCAGCGACGGATGCACGTGGAGGGCGCGTACAGCCTCCAAGGGCGTCGAGCCGGGCAAGTCGGATGCTTGGGTATTGGTCGCGAAGAAGGGGCGTACAGGGCCGCAGGGCGAACGTGGGGAGCGTGGCCCGGTTGGTGGTCCCGGTGCCCGTGGTGAGAAGGGTGAGCGCGGCGAGAAGGGTATCGACGGCCAACCCGGCCCACGTGGGGAGCGTGCCGTACTGACGCGACTGCTTGGCAAGTACCGCGTCGGCCTGTCGGTCCGCAAGGGGGAGAGCGTGGAACACGACGGCCACGTCTGGGTTGCCGAAGTGAATCGTCCCACAAGCGTTCCGAACGCACAGGACGATCAATGGACGGTACTCGCCGGAGGTAACTGGTAATGGCATCACTCCTCACGCGTGATCTTGTTAAGACCAGACTTGGCCTAGAACTGGACGACGACACGTACGACGTCGCCATCGACGCCGCCCTGCCCGTTGTCACTGCTTGGTTCGAGGAGTACTGCTGCCGGGGGCTGGCGTTCCGTGAAATCACGGACGAAGAGCTTTTCGACAACCGCAACCGGCGCATCTACGTTTGGGCGTTCCCAATCTCCGTGCTGACGTCCGTGGACGTAGACGGCGTTCTCGTGGACGGAGCAAGCTACGTCGTCAACTCCAAGGCCGGGTACTTCATGCCCGGCAGTTCCCGCGGTAGTGTCGAGTACGCCGAGCTGCTGAAAATCACGTACGACGGCGGCTACGCCGCAGAAGACGTTCCAGACGATCTGGCGGACGCTTTCGCCAACGCTGTCGGCGTCCAAGCGGCCGTGGCCGGCGTGACTGCCAGCACCGGGGGCAGCAGCGCGATCAAGTCAATCGGGCTCGGCGGCGGCGCATTGTCTGTGGCGTTTGACACGGGTACAGTATCAGGCGGGACAAGCGGGACGTATGATGTGAGCAACGCCGGACCAGAGGTGCAAAGCTACGCCTCAACGCTGGACCGCTACTCCCGCATGAGGGTATAGGATGGCACTGCCTCCAATTGACTTCAACGCGATTGCCTCCACCGCGAAAGACGCGCTGGAAGCCTATGGCACGCCGGCGGAGTTCTTCGAAGGGAACGCGGCCACCGGGCGGGCAATCAAGGCGGTCATTTACAACGTTGACGACGACGCAGAAATCTTGGTGCAGGACGCCGACACACAGACCGCTACGGCGATCCTGAACCCGGACGACTTCCTCTCCCCAAACAGAATGCCGCGCCGCTTTGACAAGATCAAGGTCAGTACAGGCGGGTTCATTCGCACGTACACCATCGACGCCGTCAACCCAATCTTGGCGCAGGCTACGTTACCGCTGTTGCTTGTGCAGCTGAGAGCCAACTAATGTCGAGCTCCGTTGTTCGTAGCGCCTTTCGCAACGCCATCGTGGCGCAGTTCCCTGCCGTTGAGTACGTTGAGACACTGGGCACGAACGTCGACAACGAGGATCTTCCGGCGTTGTGGATGACGGCAGGCTTCGCCGCCATGGGTCAGGAGCGCCTTTGCATTGGGCACCCGAGCTACTGGGAAGAAAACGGCGTCGTGCGCATCTTGGTGGCCGGTGAATCCGGTAGTGGCGACGGGGCCGTAGTCACACAAGCGGACGCTGTGGTTAACTACTTTCGCAACTGGCAGGTGCCGGCAGAGATGCTACGGGTGACCGGGGTGCAACCGCCGTCCGACACGGAAGACGAGAGCGACGGTAAGTGGCTGTTCGTGTCGGTGGATGTTTTCTATACACGTGGGTTCTACGCATGAGTGTGAACCTTCAAGTTCTTGGGCTTTCGGAAGTGCTACGGAACATCGAGCAGTTCCCGAAAAAGTTTCAGCGCCGCATTGTCAACTCGGCGCTGCGCGACGCTTCCAAGCCAATCACATCCGCTACGCGCAAGGCCGCTCCTGTTAGGTCCGGCGCACTGCGGCGCTCCGTGCGTCCGACGACAGTACGGGCGGGCAAGATTGGCCCTGTCATGTTGATCCATGTCGGCATTCGACGCAAGTACACAAGCCGCAGGAATGTGTCGACGCCGGGCGGTAAAGTAAGAATGAGCTTTAAGCGCGAGGAGGATGCCTTCTACGCAAAGTTCGTTGAGTTCGGCGCAAAGGCACACTTGATTAAAGCGAACAAAAAGGCGTTGAAAATTAATGGCCGCTTTGTCGGGAAAGTACGTCACCCCGGCACAAAGCGCCAAGACTTTTTCTCGCGAACAATTGACGCGACAGCACAAACGTCGACGCAGGTTTTTGCGAAGCAGGTACAAGTACGCCTAGCGCAGGTGCGCTCGGCTAACAATTTGTAGGTGGTTGTCTTAACGTAAAGAGGAGTGGCAAATGCCCATCGCATCCGGTGTATTCAAGAAACTAGCCTACAAAGTCGAAGCGACCTACGGCACCAAGCCCGCAGCAACCGGCCCGAACGGGCAAGCGCTGCGGCGTGTGGAATCCACACTTGACCTCGCCAAGGACACGTATCAGTCCAACGAGATCCGTCCCGACATGCAGGTGTCGGACTTCCGGCACGGTGTGCGTCGTGTCGGCGGCAACATCCGTGGCGAGATCAGCGCCAAGACGTACAGCGACTTCTTTGCGGCGCTGCTGCGCAAGGACTTCACGGCCGTCACGGCACTCACCGGGCTGTCAATCACGATTCAGGTTGGTTCTGTCAACAACGGCGTGCAGCAGTACACGATCACGCGCGCCACGGGAGACTTCCTGACGGGCGGCATCAAGATCGGCGACGTCATCCGTCTGTCGGCCGGCACGTTCAACGCCGCCAACTTGCTCAAGAACATGCTGGTGCTCGGTGTCACCGCGACGATCCTGACGGTAGTACCGCTCAACGGCGTGGCGATGGTCGCAGAGGGCACCGCGGTTACCGGCTCGACGGTGACGGTGGTCGGCAAGAAAACGTATGTGCCGACGACCAGCCACACGGACAAGTCGTTCTCCATCGAGCACTTCTACAGCGACATCACGCAAAGCGAGGTGTTCACCGGCTGCAAGATCGCCGAGGCAAGGCTGTCCCTGCCGCCCACCGGTATCGCCACGGCGGACTTCACGGTTCAGGGGCAGAACGTCGACGCCACGGCCGCGCAGTACTTCACGGCACCTGTAGCAGCACCGACGTCCGGCGTCATGGCCGCGGTGAACGGCATGGTGGTCGTTGGCGGGACGATGATGTCCGTTATCACCGGACTCGAGATCACGATCAGCGGCAACTACAGCGGTGACCCGGTGGTCGGCTCGAATGTGATCCCGAACGTCTTCCCGGGACGTGTGACCGTGAGCGGCCAGTTCACGAAGTACTTCGACACCGTGGCGCAGCGGGACGCGTTCCTGCAAGAAACGGAAGTCGCCATCATCGGCGTTTTCACGGCGGACAACGGTGGCACGGCGGACTTCGTGTCGTTCGTGATGCCGCGCGTCAAGCTCGGCGGCGCAACGAAAAACGACGGCGAAATCGGGCTGGTCGAGACGATTCCGTTCACCGCGATCTTTAACGGCGCTGGCGGTACCGGCGTCGCGACCGAGCAGACCACAATCGTGATCCAAGACTCGGCAGCGTAAGGCGTAGTTCAACCACAACAACGGAGGAAACATGAAGTTAAACAACCTGAAGGTCGAGCAGACAACGACGGTCGAGCTGAAAGACCCGCGCAACGACACGCCCCTCGGGGCTTTCGTGACGCTGGCTGGTCCGGAACATCCGAAGCGCAAGACAGTCGTCTTCGCAAACCAGCGGCGCACGCGTGCGAGGATCCAAAAGCTCGGCCGTCTCGAGCTCAACGACCCGGAGGAAGACGAGCAGCAGTCCATCGATATGTGTGTGGCCTGCACATTGGGCTGGAAAGGCATCGAGGACGACGAAGGTGCGGTTGAGTTCAGCGAAGCGGCGGCACGCAAGCTATACTCGGACCCGGAGTTGATCTGGGTGCGGCAGCAGGTGTTGAACGCGCTGAGTGATCAGGCTGTTTTTATCAAGGGCTCCGCAAACGACTGATTGACTATGCAACCCTGTCGTTCGAGTGTGCGCACAAATACAAGGGGGATGCGGCTTACATCTCCCACATGGAAGCGCACGCCAGAGCGACAGGGGAAGTCCCCGAGGAACTGGAGCGCCTTGGGGCTGGTCCTCCAATGGGAACCGAGGCGCTGTGGAATGTGTTCCTGTCACTCAACAACAGCCGCGGGTCAGGAGGTTTCGGCCCCGCACCGATTTCGTTATCCAGCATCGCCGCTTACTCTAAGCTGTACTCAGTCCGTTTCACACCGTGGGAGCTCGACGTGCTGCTAGAGCTTGACAGCACCGTTGTCCGCCTCATTAGCTCGAAGGAGAAGCGGTAATGGCTTTCAACATGGGTTCACTTGTCTTTCGCATGGCGGCCGACGTGGCCGGCCTTGCGAAAGACATGAACCAAGCGAAGCAGGCTGTCACAGGCTTCACGCGCAGCGCCGGCAGCGCTTTCAAGACGCTAGCCGCTGGTGCCACGGTAGGGATCGTCGCCAAGCAGTTCGTCGAGATGTCGGACGCCATTGTCTTGGCGGACGCGCGCCTCCGTTTGGTTACGAAAACCGTTGAAGAGTTTCAGACAGCGCAGAAGGAAAGTTACCGCATCGCCCAGCAGAACCAAGCCGGGCTGATCGAGACGCAGACGCTGTACCAGCGTCTTGCGATGCCCATCCGCGAACTCGGCGGCGGGATGAGTCAGGTAACCGACATCACGGAGGCGTTCGCCTCTGCGCTGCGTGTCAGCGGTGCCAGCACACAAGAAGCGTCGTCTGCCATCCTCCAGTTCTCACAGGCGATGCAATCGGGTCGCCTGAACGGAGACGAGTTCCGGTCACTGGCGGAAAACTCGCCCCGCTTTATGAAAGCGTTGGCCGACGGCATTGGCAAGCCGGTCGGTGCGCTGAAGGAAATGTCCAAGGAGGGCAAGCTCACTGCCGACATAATCGGCAACGCCCTCATCAAGCAGTTGTCCACGCTAAAAGCGGAAGCCGCTGCCATCCCGACAACGGTCGGCGGTGCGTTCCAGCAGATCAAGAACGACGCCCTTGTGTTCACCAAGGCGTTCAACGAAGCCACCGGCGCTACGTCGTCCCTTGTGGATGGGTTAACGGCGCTCGGCTACCTGTTCCGCGAGTTCAACACCGCGGTCGAGGCGTCCAACAAAACCCTTGGCACATCCAAGGACGAGTTCGACCTCGCTGGCCTTGCCATTGCCGGGATCGGGACAATCCTTGAAACGATCGCGGTCCTGTTCGCGAACATCGGCTACGTCGCCAAGACCACAGCAGGTGAGATCGGCGTACGTTGGCAGCAGCTCAAGCTCCACATGACTGCCATGAACGCCACAACCGCAGCCGAGGCTGAAGCGGCGTGGGAGAAGTCGAAACAAATCGGCGAGGAGTGGGAAACACAGTCCAACCGGAATCGCGTTGCGATCGACGAGTTCACCAAGAGAATGATTGGTGCGACGGATCGCATTATGAAGACACGCGATGCGTTGAAGAACCACTCCCTGTCTGCGCAGGAGCTGGCAACGGACTACCAGCGCCTCGCCATCCGCGCTGCGATGACTGGAGAAAAGCAAGGTGCGCTCGGCAAGAAGACCAAAGAGCTGACGGACGAACAAAAGAAAGCGGCCGAGGCGGCAGCCAAACTGCGCACGTCATTGCTGGACGATGTTGCCGCATTGGAAATGAACACGGCCCTTGAGGCCAGTAGTGCCGGTGTGACGAAGCTGTCCGACGCACAGAAGCTGATGCTGAAGGTCGGTGAGGCGTTACGCGACGGCAAGTTAAAGCTCGGCGAAGCAGAAAAGGTTGAACTGTTCCGCCGGCTCGAGTTGGCACACAACACGGAGATTGCAACCGAGAGGAACAAGGAGTACGCCGAGGCGATCCTGAAGGTATACGAAGCGCTTAATGCTGAGGCGCGTTCTATTCAGGACGAAGTCACGGCGCAGAAACAAGCGAACGAGCAGATCGGGCTCACAAAGCAGAAGCAGGTGGAGTACACGGTCGCCATACAAGAAACGAAACTGGCGAAACTGGAACTGCTGCGTGCTACACCAGAACTGAGTGAGATGGAGGAGCGTCTCATTCAGAGGCAGATCGACGCACAAAAAGAACTCATCCGTGTAACGAAAGAAGGCGCGGCAAAGCAAGCGATGGTGGACGCTGCCGACGCGGCGAAACAGCGGTGGGAGGATGTTGCCAAGGACATCGAAAAAGCGTTGACCGACGCCATGGTCAACGGCTGGAACAGCGGCAAGTCGTTCTTCAAGCAGATTGGTGACTGGATCGTCAACTACTTCAAGACGACAGTCGCCCGTGGGATTGCCCAAGCATTAACAGGGGCGATATCCACCGCGATGTCCGGCGCTGCGCAGGCGATGAGCGGCGGTTCCGGTGGTTCCAATATTGTCAGCCAGCTCCTTGGAATGTTTAGTCCGAGCAGCAGTGGTGGCAGCGGCGGATCCGGTTCTAACTCCAGCGCTGTCTTAGCGATGCTCAGTACGAAGATCAGTGACGGCGCAGCGGTGCTTGGCAACATGCTGTCCAACGCCGGCATGACAAAGGCCGGAGGGTGGCTGTTCTCGAATGCCGGCGCTATTGGGAAGTTAGCACCGCAGTACGCCGCCGGCATCGGAGTCGGTATATACGGCGGGCGCGCTTTGTCCGGTGGCTACTCCGCCATCGGCGGCGGTTCCGGGAACACAGCAGTCAACATCGGCACTGCCATCGGAATGATCTGGGGTCCGATTGGGGCTGCCATTGGTGGCCTTATCGGCGGCGCAGTGAACCGGGCGTTCGGTCGCAAGCCAAAGGAAACAACCGCGACCGGCCTTGAGGGTTCTGTCTCTTATGGCGGTTTCTCCGGTACGTCTTATGCGGACTGGAAACAGAAGGGAGGCTGGTTCCGCAAAGACAAGTCCGGGCGTGATTGGAGTGCGGTGGACGCCGCGCTTGACACAGGCATTGACGAGTCAACTGGCATGCTTTACGACTCCGTCATCGCGTACGCCGAAGTTCTGAAGTTGCCGGTTGAATGGGCAAAGAACTACACGCAGCAGTTCAGCATTGTTTGGGGCAAGAGCGAAGAAGAAAACAAAGCCATCCTAGAGAAGGCGCTCAAGGACTTTGCCAACAACCTCGCCGGTGTATACGGACCTGTCCTAAAGCAGTTCCAAAAAGAAGGCGAGGAACTGTTTGAAACAATGTCAAGGCTGGCGTCGATTCAGATGCTGACGACCAGCCTTGCTCCCCTCGGCGGGGTGTTCTTCAAGATTGCCGATGCGTCCTTGGTTGCGCGGGAAGCACTTGTCGAACTGGCAGGAGGTGTTGAGGCGTTCAGCGCTCGCTCGGCCACGTACATCGACAAGTTCTACAGCGAGGATGAAAAGGACGCGTTGGAGATGCTTGGTGCGAACCGCATCCTCGAGGACGCCGGCATCGACACAAGCAAGCTCGGCGGCGCGACGAAGGAAGAAGCCATGGCGTCGTACCGCAAGGCGGTCGACTCCTTGGACCCGACGACCGAAGAAGGGATGCGCCAGTACCTCGCGTACATGGACGCGGCCGGTTTATTCGAGGCAGGTGCGGACATCCTTGCGAAGACAGGGATGAACCTTGACCAGCTCACGGCAGGCGCACCTACGCCCGAACAGTTCGCCGGAGCACCAGAACCGCAGAACGTGTCTCTCGAGATCATAGGATCTATCGAAACATCGAACGGGTTGCTTGGGTTGATTCTCAAGGCATTGGAAGCGGCAAAGAACACGCCGATTCAAGTGGCGGTATCCGTGGATCAGCCCGCGTACGTTGAAGTAACCGGGGGCGGCGGCTAATGCGCTCATTGCATTCCGCGTTGCAAGCGCAGTACAACGCCCCGGTTCAACGCCCGGTGTGGCTGGTGCAGGTTGACTTGTCGTCTACGATTTACCTGTCGAGCTACGATTCAATAACGTGGAACGGACAAACGTGGAACCCTGTCAACATTGACGTTGCTTCTATTCGCGTGGCGGCTCTTGTCGTCAGCGGTGAGTTGGTTCTTGGTAACGCAGACGACGCTGGGGCATCGTTGGTCCTGAATGAAACGTTCACCGACAAGAGGATTCGAATTTGGGGCTATGACATGGGTGTCGGAGCGACTCCGGCCGCAACAGTGCCATTTCTGTTGTGCGATGCTGTTGGCGCTGGCGCGGAGATTTCTCCCGATTACGTTAGGGTCGGGCTTCGCGATATCTGTGAGTACCGTGTCGGCCCGAGAGCCACCGTGACTTCGAAGTATGGCTTCAACACGATTCTTCCGGCTGGTCGGACGATAACGATCAATGGGACCACCTTTGTTCTTCAGAGGGGCCGTTAATGGCTGCATATCCGACTCTCCCAACTACACCGTCATCGACGCCTGTGCGTGTTGACGGTTTCATTCCTATTCGTGCAAGCAACGGCGCTCTGAAAATACGAAAGTTAATGACGAATGAGAAGATGGAATGGGCGCTGGAGCACGAACTAAACTCGACACAGCGCTCCTCTCTTGAAAGTCATTACGGGGCACACAAGACAACGACGTTCTCGTACACGTGGCCGGGAACCGGGACGACGTACACTGTGGCTTATGTCGCTGCTCCACTTTACTTCGATCAACCGGGCGGCTGGACAAAAGCGCGTGTGATGCTGTCTGAGGTATGACGACACTCTCAAAAGAGGACTGGCTTAACGACCCGACCGGGGCAGCGGTTGCGGGTACGACGACGACCGTGTCTCCAACCGGGATGGCACCGTCTGCTCAACAGCAGACCCCGTCTAAAACGAGCGCAACAGGCGGAGGTTCGACTGGCGATTGGCTGAAGAATATCGTTCCGGCGAAGCCGATCACGACGACGGCGACAGACGCAGATCGGCAGTTAACGATCGCCGGGGACCGCGAGCCGATACCCCTGATTTACGGTCAGGACCGCATCGGCGGTAAAGTGCTGAACGTGCTGCCCAACGGCAACGCGATCAATGGCGACCGCCTGATTCTGATTCAGGTTCTCTGGTGCCACGGCATCATTGACTCGGTGTCGTCGATCACTCTCAACGACAAGCCCATCGAGGAAGCGACGGACCTTTACGCGACATTCATCGGGTCGCAGACTAATCCTGCTTCTGCGTTGGTGTCGGCGTTTGCGCTGCTCAACATTTCATACAATGACTCACTCGCCGGCTTCGCTTACAGCCTGATTTGGCTCCCAGAAAGCAAGTTCACCGGAGCCCTCCAGATCGCCGGCATCGTCAAAGGCCAGAAGGTCTACGACCCACGGCAGGATGCCGTGAGCAATCGCCTTTTGTATACGGAGCAGTTCGATAACGCTTACTGGACAAAGACACGCGCCAGCATTAGTCAGAACGCGACGGCCGACCCTATCGGCGGCGCGACGGCCGATGCGCTAGTCGAAGACTCGACAGCGACATCCACACACGTTATGTCGCGCTCTGTCACACTGACGGCGACAGGGACGTGGTCATTCTCCGTTTACGCGAAGAAGGATTCGCGCACGCGAATCATGCTTGGGTCGTGGGACGGTAGTGTTGGTGTTGATGTAGTGTTTAACCTTAACACCGGAGCTATCGACGTCAACGACGCCGACGCAATCAGCGCTACGATTACAGGCGTCGGGAACTTATGGTATCGGTGCACCATAACTCGCAATTGCGCGTCTACGGCGACCGGTTGGTATGTGTATTTGGATTCCGGTTCGTCAGGCGCGGCATCGACTTCCTACTCCGGAAATGGTACAGGGCGCGTGTTCCTGTGGGGAGCGCAACTTCGTGCCGGCAGCACCGCAGGTAATTACGTTCCAGTTGGCGCGTCGGCCGGTACACAAGTGCTGGCGACGCCTTCGACGTGGGCGTGGTCAGATAACCCGTCGCTTTGCCTTGCGGACTTTTATCGTGCGTCGTTTTACGGTTGCAACAAGACTGTAGATTCCGACACACTAATCGCTGCGGCCAATGCGAACGATGAATTGGTGTCATCTGAAAAACGCCGGCTGTTGAATGTCACGTTTGAAGGGGAGTTCGCTGCAAGGGACGTATCTGAAACCCTTCGCAACTACGCAGCGTGTTGGGCTGTTCCGGGCGATAGTGGACTGCGCTTGATCCCGGATCGTCCGACCAGCGTTATAACCGGCGCTTATTCACACGACTCCGGAATGATTTACGGCATCCGCGTGTCGAAGAAGGACGTTGGCAATCTGCCGACGGTCATGGAGATCGTCTACACCAACCGCGACACAATTCCGTGGCGCGACGAATCGGTGTTCATAGAAATTGACAACGTCGACAACGGTGTACCACGGCGCGCATCGAAGATACCGCTTCCGGGTGTTAATCGTTTCTCACAAGCGAAGCGCGAGGGGATCGAACGGCTCAACAAGTTGAGACTGAGTGACCTTGTAGCAGTGGTTGATGTGTTCGACATAGGAATTGCGCACGAGGTTGGTGACTTGGTAACGGTGATGGCACCACAAGTCGGCCTCACGTACCCGAAGATGTTTCGTCTTACCGATCAACCTGAATTGGTTGGTGTCGGAATCTGGCGCTTGACCTGCGTCGAGTACGACCCGGCGGCGTACTCGGACAACGTCGAGGTCGTGCCGACCTATCCGGACACGGGCCTGACGAATCCTCTTGTTCCGCCGTCGACGCCGACTGGCCTGTCCTACTCCTTCGAGCAGAGCGGGATCGACATTCTGTGGAATCGGAATCCGGAGCTAACCGTCTCCGAGTACGAGCTGCGTGTCGGGACGAGTTGGGAGAGTTCGTCGCCGCTGTTAGACGGGACGACTCCAACTATTGTAGGCGGAACCTCGATCACATGGCCTCCGCAGCCACTCGGCACCTACACGATCCTCATCAAGGCGCGGACCACGCTCGGTGTCGAGAGCGTGACCGCTGCCTCAATAACTTTCACCATCAACGCGCCGACCCTGTCCTCGATTGGGGCCACGCTCGAGGGCGCTAACTATCACCTTCACTGGACGCTCGGGACCGCTGACCTGCCGGTCAAGTTCTACAGGATCAAGCGCGACGGGGTGACAGTCGCCGAGGTGCAGGCAACGGAGTTCAGTGCCCCGGTCGACTGGGCCGGCTACAGCGCGGTGTCGTTCTCCGTCACGCCGATTAGTATTTGCGGATGCGCTGGCGTCGCGTCCACGGTGACTCTTACAATCGCAGCGCCGGGGCAGGTCAGCAGCTTCAGCGGTACGTCCGTCATCAACAACGTGCTGTTCTACTGGGGGCATCCGACCACCGGGGCAAACAAGCTACCTGTCGCTGCCTACGAAATGCGCAAGGGGAGCGTATGGGCGTCCGCGAGTTCGATGGGGCGCAAGGCCGGCGATGCAACGTTCACGACGTGGACCGAATCGGCAGGTGGCGACTTCACCTATTGGATCGTCCCCATCGACACCGCCGGCAACGTAGGAACACCGGTCAGCATCATCGTCAAGGTGTCGGCACCCAACAACTTCAAGATCGTTGACACTTTCGACGACGCATTCGACGGCACCAAGACGAACGTCATCGTTGCTGATGGTTCGATGTTGGCCCCGGTCTACACGAACGAAACGTTCGCTACCCACTTCACGAATCGCTCGTGGCTGGACCCGCAAGATCAGATCGACCTCGGCTACGAGCTTTACATCCAACCGGCGAACTCGACCGGCACCTACGTCAACAAGTACTCGCTCGCGGCGCCCATCGGCTCAACGATGATCTCGGTCACGCCGGACATGGTGCAGGTAGACGGTACGGTCACGGTGACGCCGAAGATTGAGATTGCTGACGACTACAACTTCACGACGAACGTGCGCGACCTTGGAAACGTCTGGTCAGCCTTCGGGTCTAACTTCCAGTTCATCCGCGTGACGCTGACGTTTGGCTCCGACGACGGCAAGGATCTTCTGCGGATTGACGCGCTGACAGTGAACGTGTCGTTGCAGATCGAGACTGACTCCGGGTCATTCGCTGCCGCCAACTTCTCCGGCACGAACAGCACGACTTGGTATGCGCGGGTCAACTTCACCAAGGACTTTATCGACGTCGACTCGATCACAGTCGCGCCGAAAGTAACCTCGTCGCCACCGGGCTACCAGATCACATGGATCGTCGTGTTTGACGACCAACCGGACCCGGCGTACTTTGACGTGATCTTCTTTAACGCTTCGACCGGGGCGCGTGTTACAACCGATTTCACTTGGCAGGCAACGGGAGTTCTCTGATGGCCTACGACCCATTAAAACCTGCGGTCGCTGACAACTACAGCACCGGCTACACGCAGACGATCCGCGACAACTTCGACTTCGTGCTGAAGCTCGGCGAGGCCAGCGACGCCAACTTGTCGATCACTGGAACGATCCCGACGGGGACGAAGCGATACAACCCGACCAATGACGTTCTCGAGTATTACACCGGGGCTGCATGGGCGACGCTGCCGCTCGACTACTTGCGCAAGTCGGGCTCGGCGCAGGAGTGTTCCGCGCAGACGGTGTTCTCTGCTTCGGTGGCCCAACCGTTGCAAGTCAAAATCAGCGGCGTTACCTATGGCGTGTGGCACGGCGGGAACTTCGACGAGAACCTTTACTTCCGCAAGGCAGGCGGGACGATCAGCGGTGCGGTGTCGATTCAATCAACGCTGACGCTGACCGGCCGAGTTTCTGCTAACTATGTTGACGCCAACGACAACGGACTTGGGCGGGTGACGATTACGACCTCAACTTCCGCTCCGAGCGGCGGTGCGCGGGGCGACATTCACGTCATCTACTAGATCATGGCGACCGAATTTTGGGTTCGTGATTCCTCTACTTGGCGCAAGGCCAAAGAGGTCTGGTTCAGGGACGCGACTGACTGGCGCAAAGCAAAGGAAGTGTGGGTGCGCGACGCAACGACGTGGCGCAAGGTCTACCAAGGCTTTCAGGTCGTCATTGGCAGCGTCACTTACGACGGTTATGCGGAAGGCACCTACGAC